TTTTGTGTTTTTTATTTTTTTAACCGATAAAATACCTTGTGCAACAGCGGTTGCTGCTGCTAATGATTTTATTATTATGCCTCCAGGAGTTTGAGCAAATGCAGCTGTGGCACCTAAATAAGTATTAATAGTCGCTTGTGCAACCGCCGCTATTTTACCAAGTGCTGTCTGCTCGCCTAATAATCCGGCTATTGATCCTGCAAAGTCTGAAACAATCTGGAATTTTGACCGCTGTACCTGATCTTCTAAGGCAATTTGATAATTAGCGTATTTCTGATTTATCAAAGCGATATCCGCACCCGTCTTTTCAGCCGCCGCAAGTTCCATCGCCATGTCATTATTGAGCTGTGTTTGTTTTAATTCAAACTCATTTTGTATTCCGGATTCCTGAACTTCGAGTTTTAATCGTGCATTTTCAGCTATTCTATTAGCCTCGTATGCATCTAAAAGCTCATCGGCTGCTATCTGAGCCTGTATTTCATCGTCTGTTGCTGCAATAAGAAAATCAGTATAAGCCTTGCGAGCGTCTTCATTTAGCTTTTTAAAATGTTCAATCCTGGCTTTTTCAATTTCCTCTAAATCATTACTTTTTGTTTTAGCGGCATCTACTTCTTTTTTGTTTTCAGAAACATATAACCCAGTCAACTGCGAGAGTATTCTTTTTTCACCTTGTGCCTTTTCTTGAATAAGTTTGTCTTTGGCTAAATATAGTTCCTCTAATTTTTTCTGTTGATCGTCATTCATTGCATTACGTGCCCTGGCTAAATCACTATCAATAGCGAGCATCTTTTGTGCCGTGTCATCATTAGCCTGAATGAACCTATTCAGTAATTTAATGTCAATGTCGTATTTGGCCGCAGTTAATTTTAATTCGGTATTATAGAGGTCTTCAGCATCTTTAATTCTTATCGCCAATATTTTCTTTTCTAATTCCAGTGATTGCTCGAGCAATGCAATTCGTTCTTTTATTGGTAATAGTTGATTTTTAGCCTGTGATTCAGCTTCTGATTGTTGCCGCTCAAGTTTCTGTAATTCAGAAAGATTATTTATTTGTCTATCATTAATAGCATCCAAAGCATATACGTATTCATATGCTGCCTTTGACGATGCTTTAAAGTGGTCAACAGCGGCGGCTGTACCCTGCTTTAGATTCATTATTGATTGAAGATATACACTCCATGTAGCCTTAAGCTGCTCCATACGTGCGGTGTATTCAGTCAATCCCTTATCAGTACTCAAAATAGCCTTGCCAATACTCATTATTGCCCCTGCAATTAAAGTGAGAGTAAGAACTATTGGATTTGTAAGTAATATAAGGAATTTCTTACCAAAATTCGAAACTCCATTTGCGGCATTTTTTAATGGAACAGGCAAACCATCCAACGCACTCTTATAATTACCTATGTTCATTTTTTGCTGAACATATGAATCGCTATTTTTTCTTATTGACTCAGTGTTCGTGTTTATCGCTTTATTTATTTCCTCATTTCTTTTCCTGCCTGTATCGGTTTCAAGATTCAACTTCTGTTGTTCTGCTCTCAATGTCTTATTAGATAAAGCTAACTTCTGAAGTGTTCCAAGCTCCTCATTACCCGATTTAGTAAGATTAACTAACACCTTTTGGTTATCCTGGTATTCACCGGATAATGCTTTGAGTTGGGCTTTATTGATTTCAATCTGTTCAGCCGTCAATCCGGATACATCCTTCAATAGCTTCATTTGTTCTGTGAAGGCTGCTAACTTTTTTACAACATCTTCCTGCTTAATGTCGAGTTCAATGATGTTTATCTTTTCCTGATCTGCCATTATGGTGCCGAGTTAATTTTTATAAGTTCAACAGTTGCTGATTTATCGTCTGAATTTAAAAGATAATCCTTTATGCTGTTCACGTAAAAAAGGCCTCCGAGTTCTTTGATGAACACAAATTTAAGGTTATCAAAATAAAATATGTCGAATATATTTAGTTGCATTTCCACCTCGTAAAACACGGGATTGTAAAGCATATCTGCGAGTACAGCGTATTCAGAAGCCGAATTGAAATAAGTGCAAAGAGGAACCGATAAAACATTGGTGTATGTGACAAGCGATTTTCTATCATCAGTCCATGAGATGTCAACTCCAGCAAAATAAACTTCGGTTGAGTCTCTTAAAAATACAAAATCTGTTAATGGTCTATCGAAATCTGTTGCTCCTGAATATTTGCCGGTATTATTTTTTATGTAAATACTGTATTCATCAGTATAACCTGAATACATATCTAATAACAACAATGGAAATACCTTTGCATCATAATTTATCAAATCAACATCATATGGAGTATTTAAGTTATTTGAATCTATCACTGTCTGATTCATATCCTTGTCAGCATTATCACCTGTCTTATATCTCAAATGATTCTTTTGGCCAGTCCCTGGTATTGTGAATGTTTTTTTATTTACCTTAATTGTTTTACCGGATAAGTCCACATAGGTAGTTAAGCTAAAGTTATCTAACTTTGAAAGTGTTATTGTTGTTCCGGAAATTTTATAAGTGGCTCCGAATATTTGAAGCACTGCAATTAATAAGTCGTGAAATGAATGAGTCTTATCTATTTGAATATTGGTTAAATAATGATCCCCTGATGAATAATGTATGGTGCAATAATAGCATAACATCCTTAACTCCTCAAAATAAGTGTCAATCCAAAGATCACCGGCAAATGTAATACCATTATCTGTTGCGTATTTTTCAAATACAGTCTTTACAAACACGGAAATGTTATCCGAATCAGTATCCCAAATGTACTCTTCAGGTGCTGCAGCTTCCGCTATATGAAGATCATTCATTATTATATCAAAACGGAATCCGGTAGTGGAAACTAAAAAATCCTGAAATTCAACAGTAGAGGCCGCTGCATCATTGATTAAAATAGAATCTCCAGAATACATCGTCTTTAAGCTCTGAGCTTTCATTGCATTTATCTCATCCTTATTATCCGTGATCTGAACATTATATTTCCCATCTTCAAATGATTCAATAAAAGCCGATCCGTCACTTATAATTTTAAACCCATCAACAGTCACATCAATGGAAAGTGCTGCATATGGAACTGTTTGAGCCGTTGTTGGATCACTCGCAAAACCAAAGACAAGTTCATTACCTTCACGTGGAATCTGAAAAGAATTAGTGTAATTTAACTTCCGATTAGCCAAGCTGGTTATTTCGAAGTTAGACAGGTTATAAGCTATTGTCTGTTTATCAGGTATATTTACACGAACACCGTTTATTTTAATCTCAAGGCTCATAACTTCTGAGTGTAAAGTTCAGGTAGCACCAACGTAGCGGATAAGCTCTGAAAGTTATTCTTTTCATTTATCGTATGTTCGCCCTCCACATCTACCAATACCCATTTATCGTCATCGTCTGCGTAAGCGATTTCGAAATACTCAACATATGTTATTCCGAATGTATTGTGATAATTGACCTGTAGATATGGTCTTATAAATTCAACACCTGGGAATACTGAACCAGGGCTTGTACTTGTTGGAGCAGCAGCTCCATCTGCAAGATACGAATGGCCTTTAAGATATCCTGTGTACTCAACCCAGCTTGTTGTGGGAATATTTCCAAGCGAAGCAGCAAAATACCCGTACTGAATGGTAACACCTCCACCTACACCTACGTAAACAGAATCAGTAGCATCTCTTCCTGTTACGCCAATGTAAATAGTTCCTGTGCCTGCCGTCTTTTTTATTTTGGCACGTATTCGATAAAGCCTATTTGGGTCAAATTTTATTGATTTGCCCTCATAAATACGCTCATCATTTCCGCTATTATTACCAATAATAAGCTCATTATTCACTATTGTCGTTTCACCTGTTCCATACAAACTTGTCCACCTTGAATTAAATCCGGTAATAGTATCTGTAAAATCATCTATAAACGGTGCACGGCCACTATCTAAGAGATATACAGCCGGGCTAGTGAAAATATCAAGTAATATTTTTTGATCTTCTTTAGCTACCATCTCAGAGGTAACTAACAGCTTTTGAAATGCATCTTTGAATCCGATATTTTTAGACCTGCTTTGTGCCCCAACCATCGTATCGAAATAGCTAACTAATGAACCTATCTTTGTTTGATTGCCTGTGATTTTAAAGTACTTATTAAATAACCAATAACGATAAAAACCCTCACTTGATAAGTACTTTATCATTTTACCGTCACAAATAGAATTGAAGTTTTTTATCGTTGTATCTATTGGTACCTCCTCAAACGAAATTCCAAGATCAAAACTTGTGGCTAAAGAGTTAAATACAGATATGCCTGCAATGTCTGAGGTTATTCCTCCAGTATAAGTAAATTCAATAGCACCCAATCCGACAGCCATTACATGAATTGCAAAGCCTGTTGTCTTACCGTTGGTAACTGCTAATATGGGCAATTCGCCACCATACATACCAAGATTATATTTTATCCGATAGGTCATCCCGATACTCAATTTCCACTTCCAGCCATCAGCTCCGGCTGCATTAGTCAGCCATGCTTGACACGTCTTTGTACTCGTGGAAATGGCCGCATCAATTTTACTTCCAGTATTGCCAAATGTATCATAAGGATCAAGAGCAGCATCATTATCCCATCCATATATCGCCGGCCATGGATCGACACCTGTTAATCTCAAGGTATTACTCCCCTGAACAATGGGAGCTGTTATCTTTAAGCTGTTTAACCCGACTGCATTAGCCAGGTTATCGAAGTATTTTACAGCACCTATGTAACCATATCTTGCATCTGCATGAGTAAAAAACATATACAACTCAAAAGGAAATCCATTAAACTGGTGAAAGATCATCTTCTCCTTATCGTAAATCTCTTTCATATTCGAACCATTGACATTGCCTATCTGGTGACGGCCATGTGAAAGGTATAAGCTAAGAGTTTCACTGTCTGTTTCTGAACCATCTTCTAGTCCGTTAATATCAATATCAAGTGCAGTGAGTAACGTACTTGTATTTATCCCAGCAGCAACGTTCTTATAATAGAAATCAGTGGCGAAATACTTGAGAATCTCTGTTACGTCAAGCTCATAAGAATAAGTATCTGGTGTAGTACCTGTATTCAAAGCTGTCTGAACGCCATTGAAAGTATAAGCACCGATAACTACCTGTGAAGTGATTGCCTTCGTATCATCCGTAGGTACGAAAGTCCAGGTGAGCTTATTGAAATTGTGAACACTTACTATATTCGAATTTCCTACTTTTAGGTTTTGAACAAGTGTTATTGCTGCCATATCTTTAAAATTTCCGATCTTATTAATTCCGTTTGTCTGGAAATAAGTCTATCACTTATTCCCTTTAACCAAGTTTCATTAGCCACATCCGAAACAACCCCTCCAGGATTGTATGAGTTTGGTACCTTTATCCCTTCATGTACTATTTTCCAAGCTGCCGCGTATGGATTGACCGATATCCCCTTATCCTTTACCCACTGTTCTAATATCTTACCTAATCCACGAGCCTGACTAAGCGACTGATCGCTATTAGGTCGCCTGCCATATTGCATAAAATACGAATGATAGCTACCGAGTAACTTTGCCTTGATTAGACTTCCACTCTCAGTAATTACCACTTCAAGATCACGTTCGAATTTACCTGAAGCCTTTAATCCCTTATCCTTGTAACTTTTGATAATGAGCTCTTTTGTCAAGTTCATCTCATCGGTTATCATATCAATAAGTGGTTTCATGCTTAGTAATCTATGTCATGCTGTATAATAATGTCACAGCTTATAAAATCAATATTCTCATCGGTTTGATTTATTGCATCTGTCATTCTGAAGCTGGTTAACTCGAGCTCTGAACCGCAAACAACAGCCTCAACAAAAGATATCAATAATAGCTTCATTGCATATAACCTACGATCGTATTTCTGTTTATACGTCTCGTCGAGTTCTGCGAGTGTGCCTGTTGTATCACCTTCGCCATCAATATCAAATTTCCTACCGAACCAAATAGTTAATGAGGTTGAGAATCTGCTTATCCTGTTACTTTGAGCAATACTAATAGCTGTATCTATCACAGGAAAGATACCGATAATAACCGTGCCTTCTGTTAAGTCCTGATTACTGAGTTCGTAGTTGAGGAAAGCCTTAGCTCCGTAGAGTAGCATGTAATTATCTAAAGTGGCTTGAGTCTGAAACCTTGAAACTATGTCTAACATTTCGTGGAAAGTTTCCCAAAGTTACAACATAAAATGTTTATTTTGCAAATTTATTTTTAAGTAGTCTAAATAAATTTATCTATTTTTCGCTAAGTATATCTTTCTCAGATTATCGTCAAACTCATAAGTAACCTTATTCAGCTTCATTTTAGTAAAGATTAAATTAAACGGCATTCGCTCAATAGCATCGTACTTAAGCACATCCCCACCTGCCAGACGGTCAATAGTAGCAAACGCCCCGAACTCCTGAAAGTTTTCAATGCCGGCTTGTGACTCTTCCGAGGTGGGTGCAATGTAAAGAGTCTTTAACTTGTCCTCAATAGCTTTGACTTCTGAAAGGATCCAGTTGTAAAAAGCGAACACATAATACCACTTCTTCAAATTAACAGGCTTTTCGTATATGAGCTCACATATTTTAGCCATGTCTTCCAGGTTTATATCCTTGTCAAACATCATAAGAAGCTCCATTACTTTGCCATATTCAAAGTCATCTAAAGACTTGACGCCCCAATCATTAGGCGTAATAAGTAATCCGGTAGTTATGTAAAGATTAAGTTCCTCAACAGATAAAAGGCTAAGGTTTTCGAATGAGCAATTTGAATAATCGGTCATCTTGAAGTAATTAGTTTTGTTGGTATTCTTGTGATATTTAGCTCATAATACATTCTCATAATAAAAACATCTAACCAGTCCGGTGACCTTCCAATATGCTCTTTGATCTTTTCCTTTGGCATTATTCTCAATTTACCATCCTTGTCGCTGTCGTAAGTTTTAAGCATCCCTAATTCCTGGTGAATCATTTCTATTTCCTTATCTGGTAAATCACAAGATATGTATATCTTATCAGCTATTTCAGCTAATTTATATCCGCATTCTGATTTTAGATTTTGATAATTAGAGTTTTCAGCTTTAGAGTTATTTACAAACCCTGTACATTTTAATTCATCAACTACACCTCCTCCAACTCCATCTTCATCGCAAATAATATCAGATAGGTGTATGTTGTGCTTCGTTCTTAAGGCATTGATAGCTGTTTTTATTTGCCCGGTTGAAGATATGTTAAAGATAATATACTCTACCAAAATAAACCCATCCCATACCGTTATTATTGCCCTATCTGATCCGTAGCGTGCTATGTCAGCAACTATCCTTTTTTTGCCATTATCCGCATATATATTCGAAAACATATTATTGATCGTGTCAAAATCTATCATTGCATTAGGATCACTATCGTATTCCCAGTTGCCTAATTTCAATCTCTCTTTTTCGTGTTGAGGTAATCTGTCAAGAGCATTTAAATAGTCCTCAGTTAAGTATTTATTGTCGGTAGGAAGCGATTGAATGAATTTTCTGTAATCCGGCAAGGTGCCATTTTTTGTAGGCAGGTAAAAATTATTGTAGGCGTAACCTTTATTCGGGTTGCATGTCATTAGTATTTTACGCTTCAGGTTGTAATCAGTATTTTTCCACCTGCCAACAGATACCGCTAAATTTGTTATCGCTAATGAGTTTATTTGACCTATCTCCTCAAACCAACCCCTGGTAAATTGAAGCGATCCAAATCTATGGTATTCTGGATCAGATGGTAAGTACTTACAGTCAATATAAAACACCTTAGAGTCATTATATAATTGAAAGTAGTTATTTTGTCCGTTGAATGTTGCATATTTTTCATATGCTAAACCCATAAATGAGAACACCTCAATAATTGATGGCGTTGTGAACTTGGTAAGATCGTTCAGGTTTTGTCTTGCTATAAAATAATGAGTCCCTGCATACATCAAAGCGTCTGAAAATATTAAAGCGGAACCAGTAAATGACTTAGTCCCGCCCTTTGCACCTCCAAAAAGTATCTCTTCAGTTTTATTATCGCACCAATATTCTGCGGCTATAATTTGTTTTGGCTGTAATTTTAAAACTGGAATCATTCATCTTTTATTATTTTCATACCGGTAATTGGCTCTGCAAATTTTACATTTTGATCAACTTCTGTTTTATCGCTCCAATCCATATTTTTTAACGCAAATATAGCACCAGCCGGCTGTCCTCCAGATAATCTTATTTCGTATCCCTTTTCGACTTTTAACTTTGCTCTTTTTATTATGTGTACGAACTCAACCTTTTTAGAATAATCAATAAGTGATTTTCGCTCACTAAATCCAAGTGCTAGAGCTAATCCGGTAATAGTAAAAGGTTCTTTATCGCTTATGCACTGAATAAAATAGTTATCACAAGATTCTTGCAATTCACTTGGGTCTGAATAAAATGGCGGTGACCCTCCTTTATTCCCTATTGCATTTCTATTTCCCTTCTTCGCTCCCATCATTTAATTAATTAACAACAATTTTAGCACCAAATTCACAAGTTCCAGTTCCAGAGTCCAGATTGTCATATGCTTTAGTTATAACAATTATCTTTCCTCCACAACTGCATTTATAAATACGCTTTAATCTTTTTTTAAATAGCTTCATAATAAAACACAAATTTAAATCAAATACTTCACAAAGTCAAATTAAAATATTTTAGTCGATTCGTAACAAAGTATTTCGTAGTTGATTTTCTTAGTTAATTTGTCATCGGGCAAGTGTTCTTGATCTGACAAAACCCAACGTAAAGCGTTCCTGCCATGTTTAAGGAGCTCTAATCTCGACGCATCAGAATCATGCGTTATTGGTTCTTTTAGATTTTCGTTAATCATTTCCTCATGCTCAGCTATTTTAGCTAATATTTGCTGTTTTGTTTTCATTTTGGTTGGTTTAATTTTCTCCCATTACATTTAGGACATGGATAATTAATTCCTGGCAAATATTCTATTCCCATATTAGGAGTGCATCCTGTTTGATACAATACACCCCTTCCTTTACATTCAGGACAAAAATCAGGTAATTTAAATTGTTCATCTTTTCTCGGACTGCTATAATCTTCGTGGCTCATTTTGGTTGTTGTATTTTTTAATAAAATTCTTTTAAAATTTTGCGAGTATATTTTAATTCCTTTTTCTGATCTTCAAACCGCTTGCATAGTTCTGTGAGTAAGAGGTCGGGATCGTTATTGAGATCAGGAGGAACACTTATACTCCAAGCTTTACCACCTGTATGTAAAAGTTTACCATTCCATTTATCAATTTTCTCTACCAGCTCCTTGTCTGTTAGAGTGCATTTTGTTTTTGACATTGGTTTATTTATTTGGTTGTACACTATTACATTTTTCACAAAAACTACCATTTTTTGTATTATAAATAGTATTTGGATGGCATCCACAACCATCACAAGATAACATGTGCATATCAATAGGAAGTGCCGTTATAATGTCATTACAATTAATAAGCATTTCTACTATTTGCTTTTTTGGCAATTTCATATACATTGCTACTTTCTCCTCCTTTGTCTGTTCTATTATTTGTAACATATTTTTAAGTTTTATTAAATTAAAATTCCTCCGGATAAAACCAATGCTTACAAACCTCGCATTGCTTCTGCTTTATTCCTTTTGCCTCCTGTTCGTCAGCCCAATCAAGATACTCCAAATAATTTAGAAGTACTGGCTTATGTGACGGGCAAAGTGTTTTGCGGTTTACTGGCATTGGTTTACAAATTAGATATCACTAAATGCATAAACTGATCAGGAACATAATTAAAGCTTATCGCTATTGGTATATCCCTAATGCTTTTTTTATCCTAATTTTATGTCGTTTTCTTGTTATTCCATCTTGCATTTTCTGTATTGTATTTTCGGATAATTTTCTTCCTAACTGAGATTCTGATTGTCGTTTAATTTGCTCTGGAGTCCGTTTTATTCCATACGATGGACTTAATATTCCCTTTTTACCATACGCCCAATGAGCCTCACCTTTTTTACCATACCATGGATTATTTTCACCAGCCCATTGTCCTTGCTTAGAAAGACTCATTTTCTTTCTTGTTTCTTCCGAAAAACTCCTGTTTTTCATTTTCTCACTCATATATTTTTTATGCTCCTCTGTATGATGTTTACCATACCACCAACTTTTTGTTCCTGAATTAGCTTCCCCTATTTTTATTTTAGTTTTTTCAGAACATGGAACACCTAATGTATTAGCGGCAGTTGGACTAATATTTAATTCTGGTTTTAATAAATCAATGTAATATTGTTCTCTTGATATTAACAATTCTTTATCACAATGTTCCAATACATTAAATTCAAAATCATCAATTCCGTATTTATTACAATATGATTGCATTTTTATATTATGATGCACCCCTTTATTTAACCTCCAATTGTGTTGATTTCTACGAATATTAAGACATACAGCACTGCCAATATAATAATGACCTGTAATTTTTGACGTTATTTTATAAATTCCACTTCCTGTTTCTTTTGTAACTTTATTCATAATAAAATACCCACACCGACAACAAAGGCGATCCGATAGCGAAGTATTTCGCAAAAGGCAATGTTGAGGATGTGGGATTTATTTTTCATTATTATCGAATCGCATTACAAAGATACAAATAAATTACAAATTTGATATAACTAGATGCAATTTATTTTCTGGAATATATGAAAAACTTATTGCTACTGGAATATTAGCGATATACCATATGACATAATTTTTAGTCCATTTAAATGAATAATCAATTTCGTGAGTACTTAGATAATTCATTAATTTATTATTCCTTAATCGAGTCTGAAATCTATTATACAATCTTTTACCATCAACTACCGCATATCCTAAACCCTTTTTTGAAGTATGGTAGATACTAAAATAAATTCCACGTTTACCATTAACGGTTGCGGTCTCAAAACAGTCTATTTCATTCACAACTTCATGTTCCAAATCCAAAGCCCAAAATGCCGTATTGTCGCTATTCTTTTCCCTGAAAGTGACTCTGAAGTCACCTGTATAAGTACCATAGGAATGATACACTTTAAGATAATCTGTAAGAATATCAGCCGGAACATCCAATACCCACGGAAAGCCTTTGTGCCAATTGGTTAATTCTGACCAATCAGATTGTGATCTCGGCAACACATACCCCATCCGTTTAAACCGGATAAGGAAAATAGCTTGCAGGATATTGCTGCATAGGTACGATGGAAAGTTAACTATTGACCGCCACAGCTTCCAAGTCCAGTAATTTAGTTTTTGTTTAGGGTTCATTTCTTTAGGATTTGTGTTTGCTATATGTAGATAAATAGTCACCTGTATTATTTTTAACTTTATGCTCATCGATACGATACTGCTTTAAGTATTTATCAACTTCATTTTCAACTATACAAGTGATGTAGCTTTGATCCATCCACCATTTTGCAAAATGTATCAGTTTTTCTCTTGTCATGTCTTTTGTATTTTTTATAGATTTTATTTATTTTATCAATACACCATTGCAGTACTGGCATTGCTCCGGTTGCTCTTGGTTCGTGGTTCATTTATTTATCAATTTATATTGTAAAAACGTCAATGTTTATTGTCCTTGAAAAAGTTCGATTCTGCGCACTTCTCATTTTTTTTATAAAATCAATCTTAAACTCAAAGTCTTCTATCCTATCCTGGAGAAATAACCATCTGTCTACATCTTTGTTATGCGCCGCCATTTCCTGCATCTGTTCCAAAGCTAATACCCCTGTCTTTAAAATATGTAATCTTAGTTTATCTCTTTGGTAGGTCTGTATGTCAATGCTTTTATCTTTCATACGTAAATTTATAAATTGTTTTTTAATAAGTCAATAGGTTTTAGCTATTTAGAATGAATCTGTATTATCCACATCGTAGAAATTGTTAAATTAATTAAAATGGTGTTTCATCAGTACTACCAAATAATACTCTTTCATCTGGAAAAATTGTTTTTATTTCCGTTGAGTCTTTTATTAACCAATTAGTATTATCCCAAAAAGTTTTATTATTATCCTCAAATCTACCATTAACATAATTATATTTTAAATCTGTTATACCCTGTTCTCCAAGATGTTTAAATTTTATCTTTTGCCAATGCACCTCAACTTCATTTATCATTATGTTATTATTGTCTGTATGCCTATGAACAGTGAATCCATAATCACATTTATTATAAAAGTTAGCTGATCCATTAATATCATAAAGAGTTGGAACTTCGAAACATCCGGCAGCGTTTTTCTGCAT